CTACTACCAATAACGACAACCCTGATTATTTAAATTTTCGTATTCCTCGTTTATGTTCTGATGTTGCTAATCTCTTGAAGTATGTTCCTTTAGTTCTAATTGATGAGATTCCAACAAATCCTCATTGCTTTTCTGCTGAAGAAAGAAGATGGTTAGAAGTTTCGTCAATTTATAATATTATCAAAAGACCATGGACTAAGAGGATTGCTGAATTTGGTGCCAGTGTAAGATTATTGCGAAGGTTTAGACATAATAAAAATTTATTCATAAATAGAGCAATAATCGAAAATGCAGACGTTGAACGTTATGATAAAGTTATCGATGCTATAGAGGAAACACAGGATGAAGATTTTATCAATACTAATTTTTGTTCCTGTGAATTAGGGGAAGACCTCTGCCCCCATCTAGAAAGATTTAATCCAGAATATATTGTGATGACTCATGTTATTTATTATCTTAAACCTCAGCTCATTCACAATATAATTAGAAGGGGTATTAAAATTATATGTGTAATGCATTGTTTTGATCCTTTGGTAAATTATAATAAATTTAGCAATGGTATTACAGCTGAATATGAATGGAAAAGAGAAGGAGAAAATATCACTATGAATTTATTTTCTGATAAAATTTATAATCATAAAGAGGTCTGTAATTATCTTTATAATAATTCCGTTTTCACAGATAATTCAATATTTATAAGAGTTGTTCAAAGAATTAGGCATGAACATGAAGATCATTTATGTTGCTTAATTAGTCAGAATTTGGATGAAGATCAAGAATTACCATTGCTTTATAGATCTAAGGAAAGTGATTACCCAAATTATTCTAAAAGTGATCTAGTAAATAGTATTATTATTAATAGAGGAGAAGGTTTAATGTCTGCTATTAACGGATTAGAAGATGGTCAAAATATGATTATCAATTTAAAAGATGAGAAAGGGGATAAGACTAAAAATTATTATGCTGTTAGAAATATCAAGAGAACTTTGTATTTCAATTATATAAGAGATAAAGGTGAAAGAGGTAGATTATTCTGTAATACTGATAAGAAAAAAGGTTTTGAATTTTTCAATAAAGATAGATTTAATCAATTATTTAAAGTTTATAGTTCTAATCCAATGGATTGTGATTTCAAAATAACTCAAGCTGCATTTAATAGAATCTGTTCTGAATTTTTATTAGAATTAAATGAGAAAAAGGTAAGAATTCAATTTTCATCTTTTTTAAGAAATGCTGGTACTAATAGTAATCCAAGTACTTTCCTTTTCCTACTCGACGCTATAATTAATGATCTTTATCAAATGGAATTAGGTCTTGCTACAATAGCCAATTCAGAAAAATATAAGATCATTAAAAGTCTTCAGGAAGGTACTTATAAAATAGGAGCTAAAGCTTGGTATGAGTGTTGGAAAAAGACTGTAGTTGAAGATAAGGTATCAAATTCTACTAAAACAAAAATTGATGATCATAAAATAGATCCAAGCAATCAGAAAAATTTTAAGGTTAGTAATCAATCCAATTTTACCTTAAACAGAGTTTTATATGGTATTACAAAAGTAGGTAAAGTTGGCTTTAAAAGTCTTAAAATTGCAAAAAAGAATATAACTTGTCTATCACGAGCTGCCCGAATTAAAATTAAAGAGTCCATGATCAAGAAAAAGAATAAGTTAATTGAAAATGAATTGGAGGTTTCTTCAAGTAATCTTATTCTTAATTCAGAAAGAAGTGAATCTAAAAATATTATTCAAATTTATAAAGATGAAGTTAAAAAAGAAAATAAAAAAGAAAATAAATCAAATAAATTTAATATAAATGCTCCCATAACTAAAGAAGAGCAGAGATTCCTAAATATAGAAAAGGCAAAAATCAAGAAAAATGTTGAATTAATTACTAGAATTAGTAAAAAGAAGGAGAAAAAGGAAAAATACTCAAAGAAAAGTAGTGAGGAAAATCCTTTGAGTGATACTGATTCCAATTCTACTAATGAGAATAGAAGTAAAGAGAGATCAAGAGAAGAAATTGAAAAGGAAAATAAAGAAAATCAAGAAATGTTAAATGAATTCTTAAATGAACAAGATCCAAAGGAAAAATGGCTTGAAAGATTCAAGGATTGGGATCATAATAAGGATGAATTATATCAAAATGATTGGGATAAAAAGAAATGGAATAAATTTAATAATGCTCAAGATCAAAATGGTGAAAATGAATTTAATCTATGTTTCTGGATTTCACTAATATCAATAATGGATTATAGTCCTTCATGTAATGAAAATTTTATTTATCAAAGTCTTACACAAATAATGGACAATTCTGATTTAACTGATCAAGAATATCAAGAAATAGCAGATATATATGATAAAAGTGAAGAAGGGGTATGGTATGATGATGCAAAGAAAATTTTAACCAATTTAAAGATTAAGGCTAAGATGATTGTCAAAACACCTTATGGATATATGTATGAAAATATTCATGAAGAAATGGAAGGTAAATTTGCTGGATTTTTCTGTTATGGTGTTCATTATGATTTAAAAGAAATTGATGAATATGATGGAATTCTTAAAGTTGAGGATTTAATAAGTCAACCTGGAGGATGTTTTCATAGTAAAGAAAATATTAAATCCTATTGTATAGAAAAAGAGGTCTATGATTCTTTTGTATTTGATGATCAATGGAAGGAGAATATAAAAGATAAAGTTTATTATTCAAAAGAATTAAAGAATAAAGGTTTTGATCTCAGTTTGCCTTATGATGAAATGATTAAAATATTGCCTTGTACCTGTAAAGATGATAATGCATGTTTCTTAAATGATGTTAAAGGGGAACAGGTAAATGATTGGATTTACTATCAGGGTTGTCCTCGTAATTTAGCCTTTTCAGCTAGAAGAGTGTATAATCGTTATCCAACACAAGTAGATTCAGTAAATGATGAAATATTTGAATTCTATAATACTTTTTGGAGACCAAAGATTCAAGAATCAATTAGGAAAAATTTTAAAATTAATTTAGAAGCATGGTATAATTCATTAAAGGATCGTTCTAAGCAAAAAGAAGTGGAAAATTTAGTTGATAGTTGGAGGGATTATCATTATATTCCAGAGAAGTATAAATATGATTTCTTTCAGGCTTTTGGGAAAATTGAATTTCAGCATAAAAAGGATAAATTTCGTATGATTTGTAATCCATCACCATATCATAAATATACCTGTGGACCTGCAACAAAATCTATAGAATTGATAATGGATGATGTATTCAAAGGAATGTTTGCAATAGGAAAGAGTTATGAACAGAAGGAACAATACCTCAATTACATGGATAGCCAAGGTTATGATAAGTACATCACATTGGATTTGAGCGGATTTGATCAATCTCATTCTAAATCAATGAAGAAATGCTGGGATAGTTTTATTGACGATATATGCACATTTGCGCCAGATGAAGTAAGAAAATATACTACTTTAGAGGAATTTAAGGAAATGCATTGCAAGGATACTAGAGTAGTAGATTTTTCTTATACTGATTTTAATGATAAAACTAAGCCAAGAATACATTTATGGACAATGCATTTAAAAGATAAATTGTGTAGCGGTTCTGCTTTTACCAGTACTTTAAATACATTTACTATGATAATTCATTGTTTATTTGTAGCTTATAAATCAAAAATTGATATTGTTCCTCATGCTGCTGGAGATGATGTACTCTGTCATACCAAATCTTTTTATTCAGATGAAATTATTAATGAAGCGTTTTATTCAGTATTCCAACCAAAGAGCAGAGAAAAAGTTCGGTGGGGTAATGGTCTAATATTAAAATATTGTTGTATCACTACTAATAAGAGTTATATTAAGCCATGTTCTACTGAAGTTTTTTATTGTCCTATTCATGGTAATAAAATTATTAGACCTTTCTACAAAGTAAGTGAACAACTATTCGCAAGTCATAAATATATTACCTATGAGAAGAAGAAGATGCCAATCTGCTTATATAAAAGATTATTAAAAGTAGGAGATAAATCATGGTATAAGGGTATTCATGTTTATGAAAATCTTTATAATTTATTCTGTAGTTTTGAGGAAGAATGTGAATCATATAAATATAAAATAGATAATTATATAAATTTGAGGCCAAAAAAGAGAGTATTACAATTAAAT